TGTTAAGCGATGTAATTGCCATTTTTAAATTTCTCCTGTGTTCTTGATACGCAATGGTATATAGATGAATTCAATGGCTTTCACTGGTTCAATGGCAATGTCAACATACAATTCATTGCGATCAATACGAGCTGGAGTATTATTGCTTTCATCACACACGACTGCAAAGTCGTAGAGTGCTCTCAATCCTACCAATTCTAGTAATAAACTTTCCACGGCCTGTTTAATTTCATCTCTGGTGATCTTATCATTGGGTTCAAACAAATATGGACGTGCCAACTTGTTCAATTGACTGCGTAGATATACCACCAAACGTGCTACGTTGATACGATCCAGCGCTGAGGCGTTTCTTGCACGAGTCTTTTGACCGTATGCCACAAGTCCCACACCATTGAAGAATGGAATTGGGTTGACTTTGAGGTCATACAGCGTATCGCGTTGACCTTCGTTCAATGCCACTGTTTGGAATTCGCCTGTAGCAGCATCAATAAAACCCACTGCTGTGGCATTGGTAATCCCGCCACGTCGTGTACCTGCTGGTGCAAACCATGGGAAGCTGACATTGTCGCTGAGTGCGATAGTCTTTAGCATCATATGACTTGCTGGAACCACTGCATTTGATCCGCTGAGGTCAGTGGTAAATCCGTTTGGATAAAATGTAGCCAAGAATTCATCGTAGGTCACGATGCCGTCATCACCGTTGTCTGTGACTAATTCTGCATTGGTACCCCAGTTGTTCAATGAAGTAGCATCTGCAGGTAGTCTCAATGGAGTATCGCCTATGACAAAGGCAGTGATACCTCTGTCAATGTTGAGATTTACCAAGTTGCTCATGGTTTCTGGATATCCAGGGCAGGCTATGATATTGAAGTTACGTCTTTCTTCATCACGGATCTCTTGACTTGTGTCAATCACTGCCTTCAATGCTTGTGTAACTACTTTGCGCTGTGCCTTGCGACCAAATGAACCTGATCCATCTTCATTGTTGCCTGAAGCTGTAACCCAACGATCTGGATAATAGCCGCTCATGTTTAGACCAGCACCGCTGACAAATGCTGAACCGTTGTTTAGTGTAGCTGTGCTAGTTCTTGGGTTGTTGCTGGCTGTGTCAATGTAGTTGTGTTGATACTTCTTGACATTGCCGCCGCTGCGTCTAAGATTCCACAGCAACATGCCTTTGGGATACAATGCCGGATCTGGAGCATCTGGATCCAAAAAGTTGTTGGTAATCAAATCTTCAATGGTAGAGGCACTTGAACTTGTTCCTGCTGTGTTCCATCGAGCATCTGCAAACAGCACACCTTCTTCTGTGACTTGGTCTGTCTTGTCAACCAATTCCCAACGTAGTGTGACATCACCTATGTCTGTGAGATTGCTGTTGTATCTGTAAATAGTTGGAAAGTTTTCCAAATCAGTTGTACTGATCCATAGATCTCCTGTGACAGTCACTCCAGATACATAAGGATTGCTAGCAGATACCACAGGCAGATACCCAGTTCTCAGTGTAGCTGTAGCAACTTCATAATATGGTGCCGATGAATGTCTGTAACCTACAAATGTGTTACCGTTGTGAACCATTATATCCACATCAGCAAAGTTAGGATTGTACCACAATTGTTGATCTGATGGCTCGTTCAATGGTGCATTTGGTCCAGCTGCAAATCTTGGATCTTCAGCAGCCAGTGGCTTCCATCCTGATGCTAGATAGTCTTGAGATGCACCTGTGGCAAGATCTTCTATTCCCACAGTGCCGCTGCCCAATGACATACTATATAAGTTTTCTGTACCTGCCCTGGTTTTGAGATTATAAGGAGTAAACAATGTTGACAGTGGGGTTCCAGTGGAATCTGTAAGTCTAAAATCACCGCCTTTGGTGTGAGCGATTACCAGTCTAGCAGAAGTAGTGCTGATAGTTATCACAGAAGCTGCAATGTTTGTAAATCCTGCGGCATTTATTGCTGCTGCAAGTTTGTCTGCATCGCTGGAGTTACCTGCAGGGGCATTAGGTACTGCGTTGCCCGATGACAGAGAAATAGTTTTAGCAGCAGCTAATTCCAACTGTCCAACTATACTTTCGGCAAGTGTGAACACCAGCGTCGAACCCGCAGTAAATGTGTTGGCTTTGATGATGTTTGAAGTTATAATAGTATTGGCACTTGCCGCTGCATGTCGATACCATGTGCGAAACTCTACAGTTTCTGGGCTAGCATCAAATCCGCTGTTTTCTTTTGCATTGCTTTGTACAAACAATACATCTGTTGAAATATTTGCACCGCCGCCACTGCGATCAAGATAGTATAGTGCTGCATTTGTAGATGCATGGATAGGAGCGTCTACCGCTATCCACGATTCAGTTGCTGAACTCCAACGTTTGGCTCTCCAACGAGCCCCTGCATTGGGCTCAGTGGTTTTGATCCACACGCTGCCAGTCGCTACGCCATTTACAGTACCTGCGTTTTCTGAAATCTTATATGCGGGCACTGAAGTATGCGGAGATTGTTGTAGTTTAGGTGCAAGATATAGGCCTGCAATCGACGCTGGACCTGATGCTGTAGTTATAGCCCATGCTCCAGTGCCATCAGTTAAGGTTACATTACCTTGGCCAAGTGTACTGTCTGCTGTATCGGATGTGTATCCGTTGGAATAAATGTATAGTCTACCATCTATTTCCTGTGCGGTAATCCCTTCAATGGCTGTTTGTTGAATACGTGTGGCTACCTGTGCAGCGGTAGCACTGACAAAGGCTGCACCTAGCTGGACATTATTAATGAACAATGTTCCTGTTACTGAAGAAATTGTTTCAGCAACCACTGACCAACTGGCTTTCCATGCTGGAGATCCAACCAGCACCCATTCACCTGCAGCAACCGCTGTTGCACCGGCTGCGATTGCACCATTGCCTGGTGATTTGTAATAGATTCTTGCAAGATCATTTGCAGTTGCATATGCAGCATCTTCGCCTACAGTCTGAAATACCACTGCATAATCACCAATCTGACCCACAGAAGTCTTAGGAGCATTGTTTGTGATTTTGGCAGGACTGTCTGCGTCTGTTAATATGATAGGCAGTTTGTTAGTGAATTTCTGTCCGCCGGCAACTGAGGCAGCTTGACCGTTCCATTCTTGGATACCCCAAGTTGTGGCCTGTGTGTCAATCCACCATTTACCGTTTAAAGGATTCGCTCCCGGTGCGTCTACTTCTGCTACAAGTTCGTCTAGATTCACATCGGCGCGAACAATAAATGCAGCATTACTGACTCCTAGTAGACTGTACGCTGCTAGAAGACCATATTCGTTGCGTTCCGAGCCGTGGATAGGAGTTGAACTCGCTGTCTGCTCAAAGAACGGTATACCAAACAGATCCGCAAGATCTCGTTGGCTGGTAATTTTAAATGCTTTGCCAGCATTGGCTTTGGTTGTTGCTGAAGCTGTGTTAGTCCCAGCTCCGTTGGTTTTGTCTTGGCCGGAAGCTACAACGATAAGAGGGACTGTACCAGGTTCTGCTGGTGTATAAAAGCTCTCGTCAATTACTGTAACTTGTACGCCTGGTGATGTTAGTGCCATATCGCCTATTCTCCTGGTAATAGTTGCTCATAATATTTAGCATACTGCTCCAAAAACAGCCTGTTAGGCGTACAACAAAAAGGGGCGAAAAAGGTAAATATCAAATGCGACCATTCTGCAAGGCCTGCGCACAGAGACCGCGAGCCGTTAATTATCATAAAAACAATCGTGCCTATTACAGAACATTGTGTGAAATCTGTTTAGCACATGGTGCGGGTGCGCATGTACCTCGTTGGCAACGAGCAGGATATAAGCCCAAGCCTCAATGTGAAAAATGTGGATATCGATCTCAACACACTGAAGTATTTCGTGTGTTTCACATAGATGAAAATCTCAACAACTGCAGGCCCAACAATCTCAAAACCGTGTGCATGAACTGTGCTGCGATATTAGGCAAAGAAGGAATCACTTGGAGACAAGGAGACCTCGTGGCTGACTATTAATGCAGCCTGTTTATACAAGTTGTCAATGGTGTGATTATTATCTAAGATAGCATCAAAGTCTGTGCCTACCCATGCTGTTTCTGAAGCATGAATTTTACGCATCTTTAATTCTTGGACTGCATAGTTGTGACCTGCATTTGCATCAAGGGCTACTTGGTACCAATCGGGTAGATTCCCACGCTGTACCCAAATAATCTTACCACCTACATTGCGAATACTGGCGATTTCATTAGGGAAACGACAGTCTGAAATCACCACATGATCCTGTGAATTCCGTAGTTTGTTTTCCAGGCTGGCGATCCAGATATCATCATGGAACGATTTTCTGCAGACTTCTGTGCCCCAGTATTGCAAGACCCATCGTGGAGTCAGTGTAGGCATGTCTAGACGTTTGGCCCACCAAGGATCCACTTGTTCTCGCCATTCACGGGCTTGTGCAGTGCGTCCTTCAAGCATGGTTCGATTCCAACCAAACACATTTGCTACTGCATCTTTGAGTGTTGAAGCAAAACTTTCTCTACGAAATTCGTGAAAGTTAGCTAGATAATCAGCTACAGTGTCTTTTCCCGAACCGATAAAACCGCATACACCTATGATCATAATGTTCTCCAATTAAGAACAGTATAACATGTGTGGGATTATGTTGTCAACCAGTTATCCATGTATAACCTGAGCCGCCAGGCACCAATTTCATGAGATCATCGGTGAGCTTTTCCATCTCACTTTGAGCTTCAGTGATCAGTGCTGTGCCGTTGAGTTGCGTGCCGCCTTGTGGTCCTGCGATCTGCCCAAACTTGCTGCGAGCTTGCCCTAGCATCATCTTGCAGTTAGCCAGTGTATAGTCTTTGATCCATTGTCCTGAATACACATCATCGATGATCACAAAGTCAGGACGGCTGTTATAGACCTGTAACATCACTGATTCTTCACCGCGAGGACGTTGGTGTATGATCAGTTTGTGCGATTGTGGATGCCATGTGAAGTTAATAAATGAGCCAAACATCTTGCCTACTAGTTCTTGATATTGAGAAAAAAGTTCATAGGTTAACAGCCCGCCCATGTTTGTGCTGCTTAACAAATATGTGTTGGCATAGGCCAAGTTAAATGGTTCAAATACAGTGCCGCCTGTGCCGTTGCCAGTTCTTGACCCCACTGATCTACGAAATATCTCTCTGACCTGCTGTATCTCTTTTGGCAAGATATACTCGTTTGTGCTTTCAGTTAGTGTCAAAAATACATAAGATTCTTCAACCGCGTTGTCGCTGCGCTGACGAAAAACTGCGAGAGAACGATTAAGTGCTGTTTCATAGTGGATGGGATCTAGTTCTACATCTACCATGCCGTTGCCTAGCATGGCTTTGCAGAAGTCGTACACGGAATTTTTGGCTTGATCTGATGTGCTCATGCTTGTATTTATCGGTAGCGGTAAATATACTACTATGCCGAGACTCTCTCTTTACAGGCCCGAAAAGGGCAATGATTATAGATTTATAGACCGCAATGCTTGGGAAATGTTTCAAGTGGGCGGCACAGATGTACTGGTACACAGATACATAGGCACCGGTGCTGCTATTCAGGGAGATACGCCTAGCACTCCCGGTTACGCCACTGATAATGTAGCAAACATACAGGATTTACTGTTTTTAGAAAATCGAGATCGTAAGTATGATCCTGACATTTATGTGATGCGCGGAGTCTACAATATATCCGATATAGATTTTAACCTCAGCCAGTTTGGACTATTTCTACAGAATGACACGATTTTTATCACGTTCCATATCACTGACACAGTGGAAAAATTAGGCAGAAAAATCATAGCTGGTGATGTCATAGAGCTGCCGCACCTCAAAGATGAATATGCTCTCAATGATCTAACATTTGCTCTTAAACGTTTCTTTGTGATAGAAGAAGTTACCAGAGCTGCAGAAGGATTTTCAGCTACATGGTACCCACACCTATATCGTGCCAAATGTAAACCTCTGGTTGACAGCCAAGAATTCAAACAGATTTTAGACGGTATTGCCGACAGTGACTCTTATCAAGGTAGTTATAATTCCAATATCACATACTATCCAGGCGATGTGGTCCTAGCAACCGACGGTAAGAAATATCAGGTCCTTCAAGAAGTCACTGGAGTAGCTCCTCCTAACGCCACTTATTTTGCATTGGCAGATACCTTGCGAGATGTTGTTTCTACCTACGAAAAAGAAATGCAGATCACTGCTGCGGTGTTGAATCAAGCAGAAGCCGATGCGCCACGCAGCGGCTATGACACCAGCAAGTATTATACCTTGCAGAGGACTGACGACGGAACAGCCGAATTAGCCAGTGTCGATGCTACACAGGTCACTGTAGATGCACAGACACAGGCCACCGACGAAGCAGGTAATCTGTTATATGACACAGACGGTAATCCTATATATGTGGGACAGACTGCCAGCAGTGTGATATTACCAGCGGACGGTAATGGCTACGAAGGATATCTCACCGAGAGCGGTGTACCTCCCAACGGTGCTCCGTTTACCGCAGGCATTTCATTTCCTAACAATCCTGTTAATGGACAGTTTGCATTACGCACAGATTATTTGCCTAACAGACTATTTAGATTCGACGGAGCAAGATGGCGTAAGTTTGAAGACAACGTGCGCATGACCATGAGCAATCTTGGCGTCAGCGATGTGGCTACAGGCGCATTTGCAGGCAAAGATGTGAGACAAACACAAAAGGCCACATTCATTAACAATCCCACTGTGAGCACAATTGATGGACACACAGTCAAACAAAAACAGGGCCTCAGTAAGGCTCTTAGACCCGAGGCAGACGAATAATGGATTTTCATTACGACGGACAGATAAGACGCTATGTCACACAGTTCATGCGTGTGTTTATTGGATTCAAATATCAAGCCGGTGACAGTGAACAAAGACAGATCCCTGTGATGTACGGTGATTTAACCAGACAGGTAGCTAGTATAATCAAAGACAACTCAGAAAACAAAATGCCTACTGTCCCAAGGATAGCCTGCTATATCACAAGCATAGAAATGGACACAGACAGGCTCAGCGATCCTACATTTGTATCTAAAATACATATCCGAGAACGTAGATTCACAGATGCCAGCGGCACCAGAGAATACACAGGTGCGCAGGGAGGCAGCTACACCGTAGAGAGATTGTTGCCTACTCCGTTTAAGTTGAAGATGAAAGCTGACATTTGGACATCAAACACAGATCAGAAACTGCAATTATTGGAACAGATACTGGTACTGTTTAATCCCAGCTTAGAACTGCAGACTACCGACAACTACATAGACTGGACCAGCCTCAGCGCCATGTATTTGACCAGCACAGTTTTTTCTAGTAGAACTATACCCCAAGGTGCAGAATCAGACATAGACATATGCAGTTTAGAATTTGAAATGCCTGTGTACATATCACCACCAGCCAAAGTGAAAAAACTAGGCATTGTGCAGAGTATTGTGGCCAATGTGTTCGCCGAAGACGGAGCTGTGGCAAATCTAGAAGATTTGATTTATGATAATGCAGTAACTATCAGAAAAGTCATCAAACCTTATGGCGGATACAGAGTGCTATTGTTCAAATCAAACACCGGCAATCCCAACGATAATCAATACGATCTCACTTTGGTGAATCCGTCAGAGGCCGTGATAGCACTAGGACTCAGCGAAAAGGAAACAAAAAATGGTGAATCAATTGATTGGGATATTATATTGAATGTGCAAGGTGGGTACCTGCCCGGCAGTGAAGTGTATTTTAAAAAATCTAGCGGCTATGAAATAGTAGGCACGTTTGTGATCAATCCATTAGATCAAAGCGTACTAACAGTGACCTTGGATGCAGACACATACCCTGCTAACGATGACATTGCCAGCACAATACCAGGAATTGCTGCTAGAGGCACCGTGGATGCTATTATAGATCCCTACAAGTATAATCCATTAGAAGTCTACGGATCGCATGCACAGATACCGCTGGGACTGAGATTCTTAATGTTAGATGATGTCAACAACAGCGAGAACCGTGGAGGGTTTGTCAATCTTCCGTCTAATCCTGCAGACAGCACAAACATACCATACAGAGGACCACAGGCCTGGCGAAACCCCAGCAACAACGACTCAAGCTGGGAAAATCAAGACGGCACAGATCCTGTAATCACAGCCAACTCTATAGTAGAATGGACTGGACAAACATGGGCCACAATTTGGAATCCTAGTGATTACACACTAGAAGCAGCTGATTTAGTGGGTGAAGATTTTGTTCCTACATATATTCAAAACATTCGCACAGGCATCAAATACAAGTGGGACGGTGCTCAATGGCTCAAGGCCTTTGAAGGCGAATATCGACCAGAAGAGTGGAACTTCAAGATCACTGGTTGATAAGTAAGCACATGCAACAGCGTGCCGGATTATTATTCTTAGCTAAAACCACAGGACGTATACTGTTAATCTTAGATGCCGAGAGGTGGACTGTGCCTACCTTTGCTCGTAAATCGAGTCTTTTAGATGATGCACACACTCTATTGAATCAATATGCGCCGGGACGAATAGTACCTATAGAACTGTATTTGTCAGAGGATCGTGGTTTTGAATACGGCACATATGTCTGTGTGGTTAATCAAGAGTTCTTGACCATGTCATCAAAGACCATATGTTGGAGTGATTTGGATTATTTGCCCAAACAATTACATTCGGGCCTGCGCACCACATTAAATAATCAAGTAATACGTGTGAAAATAGAAACTATATTGGAGTTAGAAAATGTCAGATCTATTACAAAGGTCCAGTAGATTTCAAGAGGACTGTGCGAAATATCGCACTGCTATAGGTACCATGCCCGACGGCCCGGTCAAACAGGAATCTCAACAGTTGTTGAATAAACTGATTGGAGAGATAAAAAAATTAGACAGTATGCACATGGAAATGATCTACAGTCGACAACTTCCTACCATGGGCGGTGAAATGAAGCAGGACATCACTAACATAAGAAAACAGTTAGAGACAAGAATCAGAGATTGGTCTCAGGCACAGAAAAATTAAATACTGCCAAAGTTTTTCACAGAGATAGTGCCTATCATAGCGGCATGCGAACCGCATTGGTATCTATAATTACCGG